AAAAGTAGTATCATCTATATTTATAATACTCTGGTAAAACGGAGTATTATATTTATCTAATTGGAGTAATTATGAAAAAATCTAAATATATGGCTGGCGGTGGCAAGTCAGGAATGAAAAATACAAAATATATGGCTGCTGGCGGTATGAAAACTGAAGTTGGTAAAGAAGCTAAAGTTGAACAATACAGAGACTACGTTAGTAGAATGTTTGGTGGTGGTATGACTTCTGAACCAGCTATGAAAAAGAAAAGAAGTAAAGGCATGGCAGGTGGTGGTAAATCATCTAAAGGCACGGCTAGAGGTGGTAAGAGCTAGATACAGTTCTAATGACCAAAAGAAAAAGAGAAAACCCTATACCCAAAACAACTAAAGGTAAGGGTGCAAACTATCGCCCTACTAAGTCTGGTGCTGGTATGACTAAGAAAGGAGTTGCAGCGTATCGCAAAGCAAATCCAGGTTCTAAATTAAGCACAGCAGTAACAGGTAAGGTAAAAAAAGGAAGTAAGGCTGCAAAACGCAGAAAGTCTTACTGTGCTAGGTCTTTAGGTCAATTAAAAAGAAGTTCAGCTAAAACAAGAAACGATCCTAATTCAAGAATAAGACAGGCTCGCAGAAGATGGAAGTGCTAATACTATGGCAATATCAAGAACTAATATGAGAAACCAGATACAAAAAGCACCTGCATCTAAAAAAAAGATTAGCAAAACTAAATCTGGAATAACTATAACTAGAATAAAAAAAGGATAGAAAATGGCAACAAGCGGTACTCATACATTTACTTTAGATTTAAGTGACATAATGGAAGAAGCTTATGATCTATGTGGTCTTGAGTTACGTTCAGGCTATAGCTATAGAAGTGCAAAAAGAGCACTTAATCTTGTTTTTTTAGAATGGCAA